ATCGGATTACCATCTACTGACTTACAATTAATAGAATCGCTTAACATAGATACTCGCAAGATATTTACTGCTTTTCATGTTCCAAGACAGTTCTCAGGTAGTGAGTCGGCATCTACGGATAATAATATGGGATGGGCATCTAAGCAGTTAATATATAATGCAACTGCTCCACTATCTCGCAAGATTAGAGATGCAATCAACAAGTTTGTTTGTGAGCCATACGCTAAAGCATACGGCAAGAAATATTACTTTGATTTTGACTTTAGTTCTTATCCTGAGATGCAGGAAGATATGGAAAAGCTAACACAATGGCTGGCTAATTCATATTGGATCACTCCTGATGAGAAACGTATTGCTCAGGGTTACGATAAGATTAGCACTCCAGAAATGCAGAACATTTACGTTCCTGCTAACTTAGTACCTATTGAGGAGTTGTCTTTAGATCAGGCATATAACAATGCAACCATAAATGGCAAGTAGTGTTAAATACCACAAAACCTATTTAAAGCTACATAAAGAGTATGAGGCTTATGCTTATCCTATCATTAAGAGAGCATTAGATGAGCAGACAAAAGCCATAACTGATTTTATAGATGATACTAACTTTGATGACCTACAGGTTTACATTCAGTTCTTAGTAAATCAAAAACCTTTATATGATGGATTAGAAAAAATCTATACAAAGATTGGCGTATCAGCTGCGACATTCTCATACGATTGGATACGTAACTCAGTACCTAAAACACGAAAAGATTTTATTACAGATTTCTTCAATCCTCAATGGTATATTGAGATGGTTGAATATTTTAGGTTTATTGGAGGTAATAAAGTTACAGGCATTGATGAGACAACAATAGATAAGATTAAAAACGTTTTAGCTAATGTAATTGGACAAAATTTGTCTAGACGAGATCAGGCTAAACTGTTTGAAGAAACGCTAAACGATCCTGCATTTAACAGGGCAAGGTCTTTAGTAATAGCAAGAACAGAATCCACAACTGCTGCCAACTTTGGAATTAACATGGGTGCTGAGAGTTCTGATTACGAGGTTAAAAAGTTTTGGATTAACACAAAGGATAAAAGGACTAGGAGAACTCATTTATTAATGACTCAGGAGCCTATTGAAATAAATCAACCTTTTATAGTTGGAATCACTCCAATGATGTACCCGGGTGATCCATCGGCACCAGCTGCTGAGGTTGTAAATTGCCGTTGTGTTATGGCTACAGAAGCAACATTAGACTCAGATGGTTTGCCAATACTAAAGCCTAGAACGCCTCCATACTTAAAAGACTTAAAAGCTAAAACATATACAGATTATCCAGATGCTGCGGTAAATAATGCTAAACGTGCTTTAAAATGGGCAGAAGAAAACGGATGGGGCGAATGCGGTACACCTGTGGGCAAAGCTAGAGCAAGGCAGTTGGCAAATAGAGAGCCTTTGTCAAGAGATACAATCGCTAGAATGGCATCATTCAAAAGGCATCAGCAACATGCCGATGTTCCTTATACAGAAGGTTGCGGTGGTTTGATGTGGGATGCATGGGGTGGAACGGCAGGAGTTGAATGGGCAATTAGAAAATTAAAACAGATAGATGCGGAATAATTTTGATATTTAAAAAATTAATATATTTGTAAAGATGAAAGGATTATTAGAATTTAAGAACTACAATGCCGAGATAAAGGACATGGATTCCGAAAGGATGACAGTTACAGGCTACTTTGCAAGTTTTGGCAATGAGGATTATGATGATGATATTATCATGCCCGGTGCCGCAACAAAAACAATCGCAGAGCGTGGTCCTATGGGATCGAATGAGATATTCTTTTTAAATCAGCATAACTATGCCCAACCGCATGGTAAGCCTATGGTTTTAGAGGCTCAGGAGAGAGGTATATACTTTGAGAGTAAAATAGCACCTACATCATACGGCAGAGATGCAATGATTCTTTACGCTGAGGGAATTGTAGTTCAGCATTCGATTGGTTTTTCAACTATTAAATCTGACTATGATCAAAAGACAGGGATTCGCATGATCAAAGAGATTAAATTATACGAAGGATCAAATGTAACTCTGGGCGCTAATCCTCAGACTCCATTCACAGGGTTCAAGTCTTTGACAATGGCAGAGATAAATGATCAGGTTGCAAAAATGATTAAGTTGCTAAAAGATGGTAGCTTGACAGACGAAGGCTTTGGTAGGTTGGAAATAGCATTAAAGCAATTCCAATTAGAGGCATTCAATTTAGGTAAAAATTCACTATTAGATACAGAGCCGACATTAGTCACTCCAGTAAAAGATGAGCCGAATATATTAACAAGTTTAATTAACGTTTTACAAAACTAAAAAATGGACAATTTAGAATTAAAGGCTCAGGAGTTGCTAGATGCAAACAAAGCTAAAACACTAGATGAGGCAAAGACCATCATCGCAAACGCAATCAGCGAAGCTACTAAAGCAGTTGATGCAAAATTAGAAGATGCAGTAAAATCTGCAAATGTTCGTATAGATGAAATGGACAAAGCATTGCTTGAAGCCAAATCAGAAAACAACAGAATCAAAATGGATGCACAAAGCAAAGAGCCAGTATCTTTCAATAAGGCATTTGCAACTGCTATGGATGAGAACTCTGATAATTTGGAGAAATTCCGTAGAAAAGAAATCAAGCAGTTTGCAATGGAATTGAAGACTGTAGGTGATATGTCATTAGCTAACATTACTGACTTAGCTGCTGCTAACGTTCAGATGTTACCGGGCATCATTCCTGCTGCACCTAGAAAATTGCACATCAGAGCATTACTTCCAACAGGAGTTATGAACACTTCTGCAATTCACTACTTGCAAGAGACAGGTTCTGAGGGATCAGTTGCAGCATGGGCAGATAATTCAGGTACAAAATCTCAAATTGACTATGATTTGACAGAAGAGGTTGCACCATCTGAGTTTATTGCAGGTTACCTTCGTATTACTCGCAAGGCATTAGATGATATTTCAGCAATGAGATCTTATCTTCAAAGCCGTTTGTTAGAGCAGTATCTTGATGCTGAAGATAATCAATTACTTAACGGATCTGGTGTTTCTCCAAATCTAGGCGGGTTGATTACTAATGCTGAGGCATACACAGGATTCCGTACCATTCAGGTTGAGAAGTTATTAGATTCAGTTGCACAAATTGAATCAAACAATCACTCTGCAAATGGTATCCTTGTTAGTCCTGAGCAGTTCTATGCTTTGATGCTTACTAGAGGAACTACTAATGACTACACTCTTCCGGGTGGAGTTGCAGTTGATCTTGTAAATGGTCAAATGTTCATCTCTGGAGTTCCAATCTTCAAGTCTACTGCAATGAGCGATTCTAAATACTTAGTTGGTGACTGGTCAAAAGGTGCGCAACTATTTGTACGTGAGAATCCAATTGTAAGATTCTTCGAAGAGGATGGTACAAACGTTCGTGAGAACAAGATTACAGTTCGTGTTGAAGGTCGTATAGCATTACCAATATACTACACAGATGCATTCGTAACTGGATCTCTAAACGCTAATCCTAGCTAATTTTTTTGGTTAATAAGTGTAAGGATGAAAAGCCTGTCATTAATTTGGCAGGTTTTTTTTATTTCATTATGTTATATAAATAATTACCTTTGCTTTATGTTCAAAGCCAATTTTATAGGTCAGGAAGGATTATACAAACACAAAGAGTATGAAATCAGAATTGGCGTCATAAATGGTTGGATTCACATCCGTAGGAAGTGTGGAGCAGGTCGAATAAATTACCCATCAATATTAGACTTCCTAAAAGATTGGGATAACATTAGAAAAATATGACAGATAAAAACATGGGATGGCAATGCCCTAATTGCTTAGTAGTGTATGCTCCAAGCGTGGAGAAATGTCAATGTTCTGTTATTTCAAAAGTTTCATATAGTGGATTTGGAACTACTGGGACAGCATATATTTGTACATTGTTTTTGTGTAATACAACAGACGGAATATGCTCTAAATGTGGTCAACCTGAATGGAAACATAATAACATAAGCTATACGTAATTAAAAGAAAAGTGTTAAA